AAAATAGAAAAAACCATTGATGTATGGTATGATGGCATAATGGTTATGGGAACTAATATTATTATTAAGTGGGAACTTGCTAAAAATATGGTTAGACCTAAATCATCATCACAACATGCTTTACCAAATTATGTTGCTGTAGCACCAAGAATGTATAAAGGTGTTATTGAGTCTTTAGTAAGAAGAATGATTCCTTTTGCTGATTTAATACAGATGACTCATTTAAAACTACAGCAAGTTATAGCTAGAGTTGTACCTGATGGAGTGTATATAGACGCAGATGGTATTAATGAAGTGGACTTAGGAACAGGAGCGGCATATGACCCTTCCGATGCATTGAGACTATACTTTCAAACAGGTAGTGTGGTCGGTAGAAGCTATACTCAAGAGGGAGAGTATAATCAAGGTAAAGTTCCTATACAACAGCTTACAAGCAATTCAGGCGCTTCTAAGACACAAATGCTTATAGCTAACTATAACCACTATCTAGATATGATTCGTGGTGTAACAGGCTTAAATGAAGCCAGAGACGGTTCTACACCTTCTCCTGAAGCTTTAGTAGGTGTTCAAAAACTAGCAGCTTTAAATTCAAATACAGCCACTAGACATATATTAGATGGAAGTCTTTATATATATCGTTCATTAGCTGAAGCATTAACTTATAGAGTAGCAGATATTTTAGAATATTCAGACTTTAAAGAAGACTTTATAAATAAAATTGGCAAGTACAATGTAAGTATACTAGGCGAAATATCTGAATTATACATATATGACTTTGGAGTATTTATAGAACTTTCTCCAGACGAAGAGCAAAAAGCTATGCTTGAGCAGAACATTCAAATGGCACTATCTAAAGGTGATATAAATTTAGAAGATGCTATTGATATTCGTGAAATTAGAAATCTTAAACTAGCTAATCAATTATTAAAAGTTAAAAGACTTGCTAAACAAGAGCGTGATGAAAAAATGGCTATGCAAAAACAAGCCATGATTGCTCAACAGCAACTCAAGTCTCAAGAAATGGCTTCTCAAGTGGCTATGCAAAAGATAGAGTTAGAGACTCAATCTAAAATGAAGGTTAAGCAGGCTGAAATAGCTTTTGAAATAGAAAAGCAAAAAGCTGAAGCACAGCTTAAATCTCAATTAATGCAGCAGGAGTTTGATTATAATATTCAGCTTCGAAACACAAGCGAACAAGCCTTAGCTTTTAGAGAGGGTGAAAGAGAACAAGCCAAGAGCAACAGAATTAGTCAGCAAAATAGCGAGCAGTCTAAATTAATTACACAACGTAAAAATAATTTACCTCCTCAAAACTTTGAGTCTAATGAAGACAGCCTTGATGGCTTTGATTTATCAGAGTTTTCACCTCGATAATGAGCGTTATTATTTTAACTAACTTTGTAACTTAAATTAAATTAAATGGAATTAAAAGTAAAAGCAGTAGAATCTGTAGAAGAAAAATCAATGCAAGAAGTTGAAAAAGAACTTCTTGATAAGCATGAAGAAAAATTAATTGAGGAAGATAAATCATCAGAAGAAACTCCTCAAGTAAAAATGGACTTTGCGGAAAATGGTAGTGATAACACTGCTAATGAAGCAAAAGAAACTTCTGAAGAAAAACCAGAGCCAGTTCAAGAACCGGCAGAATTATCTGAAGAAGACGTTCTTTCATATATTGGAAAAAGATATGGTAGGGAAATTAATTCATTAGATGAGTTAAATGCAGCCAGAAAAGAAGCTGAAGAGCTTCCTGAAGATGTTGCATCCTACTTTAAGTATAAAAAAGAAACAGGAAGAGGTATTGAAGACTATGTAAGATTACAAAAAGACTTTAGTGCTATGAATCCTGATACTTTGCTAAGAGAGTATTTGACAATTACAGAAGGCGAAGGTTTAGACCCAGAAGATATAGATTCTCTAATGGAGGATTTTTCTTATGATGAAGAACTAGATGACGAATCTGTAGTTAAAAAAACTAAACTAGCAAAAAAGAAAACTATTGCCAAAGCAAAGAAGTTTTTTAATGAGCAAAAAGAATTATACAAGCAGCCCCTTGAGTCGAGACCGGCTGCTGATTCTCAGAGCAACAATGAAGAACTTCAAGAGTATAGGCAATATTTAGAATCTGCTAAAACTCAACAACAGGAAAGTGAGACAAAACGGAATTGGTTTTTAAAAGAATCCGATAAAGTTTTTACTGATGATTTCAAAGGTTTTGATTTCGTGCTTGACGACAAAACAGTAACTTTCTCTCCCGGTGATGCGCAGACCATTAAGAAAAATCAAGAGACTCCGATGAACTTTATTAATAAGTACTTGGATGACAAAGGTTTAATTAGTGACGCTGCCGGATACCATAGAGCTTTATCAATAGCAATGAATCCTGACAAATTTGCCAACTTCTTTTACGAACAAGGCAAGTCTGAAGCTACGGAAGATGTAATACGAAAGACTAAGAATATAAATATGACTGAGCGTAGAACACCTGAAATAACTAATAAAGGAGGATTTCAAGTTAAGTCAGTTAACCCTGATTCGGGACGAGGCTTAAAAATAAGAAGTATTAAACGAAAATAAATTTTAAAAATTAATTATTATGGCTGGAGCAGTTCAAGCAACCCCAGGGTTTGCTTTACAACCGAGTGCAGAACAAGTAGCACTCTCAACCAATTACATAACTAACTTCGACTTTTTAAATCAGTATCTACCTGATACTTATGAGAAAGAGTTTGAAAGATACGGTAATCGTACCGTTGCATCGTTTCTACGTTTAGTAGGAGCTGAAATGCCTTCTAATTCTGACCTTATCAAATGGGCAGAGCAAGGAAGACTACACACTAAATATACTAACTGTGCTTCTAATGCGGCAGCAGCGGCTGATACAGCAACTATTACTGTAAATGATACGCTAGTTCCTAACACTGGAAGTATCGCTATTAGAGCTGGACAAACTATTGTTCTTTCTGATAACGCAGGTGGTGGATTAAACAAAGGTATTGTCACTTCTGTAAACACAGGGGCAGGTACTTTTGACGTAGCTTATTATGAAGCTGGTGGACAAATAGGTGGAGCAGGTGGCTTTACTTATACTGTATTTATTTATGGTTCTGAATTTAAAAAAGGAACTAACGGAATGGTAGGCTCACTAGAAGCTGATGATGTATTCTTTGACAACTCACCAATTATCATTAAAGACAAATACGCTGTAAGCGGGTCTGATATGGCACAAATTGGATGGGTAGAAGTGACTACTGAAAACGGAGCTTCTGGATACTTATGGTATTTAAAGTCTGAGCACGAAACTAGATTACGTTTTGATGACTATCTTGAAACTTCTATGATTGAAGCAGTACCAGCTGAAGTAGCTTCTGGAGCTATTGCAGCAGGTGGAGATGTAGGAAACAAAGGTTCTGAAGGTATCTTCTACGTTGTTAACGCTAGAGGAAATGTTTGGGGCGGTGGAAACCCTTCTACATTAGCTGACTTTGATGCAGTTATTTCAAGACTTGATAAGCAAGGTTCAATTGAAGAGAATGTAATCTTCGTTGACAGACAGTTTGGTTTTGACATAGATGATATGTTAGCAACTCAAAACTCTTATGGAGCAGGAGGTACATCTTATGGATTATTTGACAACGACAAAGAAATGGCGTTGAACTTAGGATTCACAGGATTCCGTAGAGGTTATGACTTTTATAAGTCTGACTGGAAATACTTAAATGACCCAACTATGCGTGGTGGTTTACCTACTGGAGCTAACTCAGGCCGTATCAACGGACTATTAGTACCAGCTGGTTCTACTACAGTATACGACCAGATTTTAGGTAAGAATGCGAAGAGACCATTCCTTCATGTTCGATACAGAGCTTCTGAGACTGAAGACAGACGTTACAAAACTTGGATTACAGGTTCTGCTGGCGGTGCTGCAACTTCAAGCTTAGATGCTATGGAAGTTCACTTTTTGTCTGAGAGAGCTGTATGTACTTTAGGTGCAAACAACTTCTTCTTATTCCAAGAGTAGTATTTTTACTAAGGGAGGTTTAACCACCTCCCTTTTTTTTTAAATCAAATTAAATTATATATAATGAAAAAAGAATTAAAAGACAGAGTCTATAAATTGACTCGTAACGATGCCCCACTATCACTTATTATACCAGGGGGCGGTTCACCAAGACAACCACTACTATGGTTTGATGATGACAAAGGAATTAATAGAGTTTTAAGATATTCAGCAAATCAAAAATCTTGTTTTGAAGACGAGCAAGATGGACAGATTCGTAGAGAGCATATTGATTTTATTGATGGGTTTTTATCAGTTCCAAAAAACAACCCAGTTTTACAAGAGTTTTTGCATTTACATCCTTTAAATGGTAAAAAGTTTGTTGAAGTAAATCAAGAAAAAGACGCTCAACAAGAATTAGAGTTTCTTAGTATGGAAGCTAAAGCTTACACTGAAGCTGATAAACTTTCTATAGGGCAAATGGAAAACGTAGCTAGAGTTTTACTTGGAGCAGACGTATCTAAAATGAGCACCGCTGAATTAAAAAGAGACATTTTTGTAGCAGTAAAACGAGACCCTCAAGGTTTTTTAAGACAGGTAAACGACCCTATGTTAAAACTACAATCTAATGTACATTTGTTTTTTGACAAGGGATTGTTATCATTTAGAAATAAACAAAAAGAAGTATGGTATAATACATCAACCAACAAAAAAAAGATGTTAACCGTGCCTTTTGGTGAAGACCCTATGTTTATTGTGTCTTCTTATTTGCAAAGCGATGATGGTATAGAGGCATTAAAAATGCTTGAAAAACTACTTGAAGATTAGTTGTATCTTTGTTCTTTGTTTAACCCATAAATTTTTTAAAAATGGCAAAATATATTACATTCGATACGGCAAGTGACGGAATGGTTCATCTTGCAACAGATGGCATTCTTTATGCAGAAACCACAAGTTCAACTGCTGGAACAATTTTTTTGAAAGGCGGAAGCCACAAATTTACTGTTACTGGAACTGGACTAACGGCTGGATTTGGAGCAGAGGTAAATGCAGCTTTAGTTGAAGCAGCACAAACATCTTGGACAAATGCAGTAATTCCTGTAAGTAAATTAGGAGGAGATATGGTATTTACTAGTGTAGCTGTAGCTACTATTTAATCTTACCTTTTTATTAGGTATTAGAGAGAGGTCAAAAATAATTGACCTCTTTTTTTTTGTTTATCTTTGTAAAAAAGAAAGCGATGATAAACGCTGTT